AACTTCAGAATAATTTAGTGTTACCAGATCTCCAGTTTTCTTAACATTCGAATCTTGTAAATTGAAGTTGGATGAAAAATCTTGAGTATTTGTATTTAAATCTGAAGCGGGTGATACTTGAGATTTGAGAGAATATGAAGAAATATCAGATCTCAATTCATTATCTGAATTATTAGTATCAATACAGACTTTAGAATCTGGATTATCTACGTCAATAAAATCAGTTCCATCAAAATTATCTACAAAGAATCCAGACTTGAATCTACTTAAACCATCAGCATCTTGAATTTGTAAAGTTTTGGTATTTAATTCAAGTAAAGTCAATGATGCTAGTTTTTCAACATTGGAAATTCTGTCTTCCAAATTACCAATGTCTCTCATAGTATATCTCTTATTATCAAATAGATATACTTTTACATCATCTGTATTGTACAAATATGCTGGAAGTTCAATTCTAGCAAGATCCATTGACTCTTCAATGGTCGTTGGTTCTTTTGGATTTGGTGCAGAAACTCCCTTCGTAATTGTTAGATCTCCATTTTTGTTTAAAGAAATCTTATCAATTCTTGGCAAATAATATGAATATGTAATAGATGAAGTTTCATTAGGAGCAACAACCAACGTTGGATTTGATCCCGCAGATGCAAAATTTCTACTTGAGAAAGCGAATGGTGAAGTTGTCGTACTGGTGAAGTCAGAAACTCTGGGTCTAAAATCTAATACATCAGATGCTCTATAACCAGATTTTAGAGTTGGTATATCGTTCTTATATCTTTGCTCACCATAACTCTTAACTGTATAAAGATCACCCGCATCATTTGTGGGTACTTCATAGTGATCAAAGAGTATTACAAGTCTTCTAGAAGGAACTACTGCGCCAGTTTTTCTAACAATTCTTGAATAGTCATAATATTGTTCTTTTTGACCCTTATCTAATGTAAAGTCTTGAGTTTTATTTACATAAGTTCCTTGTAAAATTGAAGCAATTGCACCAGAAATTCCAGACTCCTCAAATCTTACAGTTTCGCCAACAATAAACGTATTAGAATTTAGATAAACAAATTCAATTTCTGTTGAAGAAGATCTAGTTACGATTTGTGCTATTGCACCACTACTAGAACCTGTTATTTTCTCTCCAAGAATAGATTCAGTGTCTAAACCTAATCCAGCATTGAATGTAAGTTTATCTAATACAACTTGACCATTATTTACAGATTCATAAACAGCAATTACCTTTACTGCATCTGGTACATTTAGAGAAATTTCTTCATCTTCAACTCTTAACCCGTAATTGGTGGTTGAAGTTAAACCAGTAATAGCAGTTGAAATTCCTGAAGAGCTTTGAGTAACATCTACTCGACTACTTCTGATATATGTTTTTTGCTTATTTGTAATTGCATTCTTCTTGACCGTTGCATTAATAACCACATCTGACTCACTTGGTTGCAATCCAGTGAAAGTCACAACAGTTGAATTGCTACTTAAAGATACTTTTTCGCTAGAAAGTTGATCAATAGAACCATCTCCATAGAAAATTGAATATCTCTCACTATTATATGATTGGAAATATGCACTAGTGATTCCAACTTCCGACAATGTCAAAGACATCGTTCCGGTAGCAGATGTTGATTTTCCTGTTACTTGTCTTCTTACTGTTAAATCTGATGAGGAAAGATTTACATCTGCAACGTTTTTGGAGTTAATTTTAGCATATAGGAATGAATTTTCTTCATTCTGAATACTTGGGACTCCAAGAGAGAATGTAGGTGTTACGGTTGATGTTGGTAAAGATCCGTTGCAAACACCAGATACAGATGGAACTGACACTAGTGTCATTGTCAGTCCATCACTGGAAACAGATTCAACTCTATTGAAAGTTTCTGAAGTATTTCCTGAAAGTTGATATTTGATAATGGTATCGCTCTTGATTCCTACAAAATTCTTTCCTGCACAAGTTGCTATACCCGTTGCACTAATTTCTAAAGTATCTGTATTTGTAAAATTCTTTGCAATTTTAGTTTGTAAGAAAGTGTCTGCAACAAACGAAGTTGATAAACCAACCTCTGCAGCATCTTGAAAAACTGATTTAATATCTTGTGTTCCAAAAACCTTCACTGCAGAAACAGTTCTGGAATAAGATGTACTTCCATTAATTAAAAGTTGTTCGCCAACGGTAAATGTTCCCGAAGTCTGCTGAACGTTAATATCATTTCCAGAGGGAGTGCCGACAACATAACCAGAAGCACCACTACTCATTCCTTTAATATATGATGTTTCTGGACACTGTCCAGAAGTTAATGCTTCGTTTAATGTAATTTTTGTATATGTTTGAATATCATAAAGATATAATTCCCAACTATCAGCAGCATTTTCATATGCATTTGGTGTTGAGAAGGAATATACTCTTGCTTTACCAATAGTAGTTCCTGTTCCTACAGTAGTAGAATTTTTTCTTTGATTGTTTAAGTAGATAACATGATTATTATCAATACCAACAATTGGAGTTCCAGAAGCATTGTTAACCTTTAAAAGGCTACCCATCTCAAATGGGACAGGAGAATCACTAACTTGAGTCGTATTTCTTGGTTTTTCTACATCAAGAATAGTGGTTGCTGTTTTCTCAACATCAAATCCTCTTACATACGCTTTACCTGGAGATACTTTAATCGCTAATAAATTTTCTGAAGGAGTATTCCCCTGATCTGTTAATTGACTTGCGAGAAATACCCCATCAGAACCTAGACGATCATTCAAAGAATCTTCAACATCAATTTCAAATGGATCTACAGAATAGTTTCCAGACTCTTCATAAGTTCTTTCTGCAAAGTATTCTTTGATTAGAGAATATGTGTTAGTATCTTGGATCTTCTTAACAACACCACTTGAAATTCTTAAAATCTCAATAAAGTTCTTATCATCAGTATCATTTAATGCTTTCTTTGTTAAAGTTGCCGATATTTTTAATCTATCTGCACCAGGTGCCGCATAATTAGAGAAACCTCTTGCATTATCATAAAGACTATTATCTTCTTTTGCATCAACTAAAGATTCTGATACAAATAGACCTACTCTATATGAAGGTGTATTTGTATATTGGTCTAGTAATAAAGTGTCATCCTCAACATTAACAAAATGTCCCCTAATGAAGTATACACCCTTTGAAATAGATGCTGCAGATGCAATAGAGGTTGCATCCTGACTAATTGTAGTTGCAAATGTATCTCCAGAAGCAATCGTGGTATTTCCATATACCAGATTTTCTTCCATAATCAAAGTTTCACCATCTCTAAATTGTGAAATTTCGAAAGCAGAGTCTGCAGAAACATATTTTACATATAATGTATAATCTTCAGTCTCTGATTCGGTATTAAATAAAACTTTTTGTACAACAGCTACCAATCCCGAAGTTTGTCCTTTTATCTTTTTACCAACTAATTGATTTAAATATAATCCAACGCTTAATCCAACGTGTGTTGGGTTTATCTTAACAGAATAATATTGTGGATTGTATGAAATACTTCCAGGAAGTACAACAGAACCATCTTTAAATATATGACTACCAAACGATGCAATTTGGTTTTGAAGAATTGACTGTAAAGTAGTTAATTCTCTAGATTGAACTGGAAATCCTGGTTTAAACAGAACTCGATAAAAGTTCTTATTTGCATCAAAGTCATCATAGTATGGAGATACGTTGAGATTGGTTTTTTGTGACATCTTTAGAATTCCAGTATGATTTTAATATCTTCTTTTTGTCTTGGGTTTCTAGAAACTCTGGGTCTATTATCAACGTAGATAATTTCCCCCGATCCTTTATTTATTTCAGGAAGAGATATGCCATTATTGAATTCAGTAGCAAGATTTACTCTCTTTGTTGTAGTAACTGTTGTAGTTATCCCAGTAAATGTTGAATCAATAGCACCACTAAAATTGTTAGTTGCTGTTATTGTTCCACCAGTTATGCTAAAGTCAACTTTTGTTGCTTCCGAAACAATATTTCTGGAATCTTTTTGATCATATGAACTTTGGTTGTAATACAGTGATCTGTCGTCATAATATTTTAAAACCGCAGTCTCTGTATCGTAAGAAGCAATATAACCAGTTGCAGTTCCAACTCCAGTAATTGTCTGGAAGATTCTTGTTCCAGGAACAGCATCCGAAGCGTTAGAAACAGATGTCAGTTTCAGTCCACCCAAATTTGAAAACTGATTTTCCGAAAAAATGGAAGTTGCAGATCCAATTCTGGTTGGATTTTTTATAATTCCAATTTGAGAAAATCTAGTATCTAGTGGAAAATCCTTTGTAGAATCATCAAAACGAGAATAAATCAATACTTTATCAGTTCCAAGTTCTTCATAAAGATTGTATCCGTGACCTCTTGATGGTGGAATAATTGGAATTAGATGAGCAAATTCGGTTGCACCAGAGTTGATAGTTGATAAATCAACTCTTCCGTAAGAATAGTTTTTACCACCAGATGAAACAGTTACATCTGTAATTTTTCCTCCAGTTACATCAACAATAACTCTTCCACCATCACCATCACCAAGAATATCTAATTCAGCATCAGTTGTGTTATATCCTGCACCTTGATTTTGAATATAGATTTTTTTAATTTGA